AAAAGCTAGTATATCATTAAAAGCATCTATTAAAAGCTCTTGAAAAGGCTTAATTACAGTATTATCCATTAAGATACTAGCAGTCTTTAATTCATCAGCATTATTTCCTAGTCCAGTACTGTCTTTAATACCTAATAACATAGGAGATATAATTCTATGAGATACCATTACTTTTAATTGGCTCTCTTCTGATAAGAATTGATATTGTTGATGAGCATCACTAAGCTGTACTGGCTCTATAGAAGCTTCATTTTCTTTAGAATCATTAAAAGCTAATATAAACTTACCAGCATTACTAGTACCGCTAAACTTTTGTTGTATTTTTCTCTCTATGTCTGTTTGAGTCTCTTCGTCTGGAACTCCGTTATTAAACGAAATCATCATAGAAGGAGCTAAACCATTCATTATATTGTTAAGATGGTAATTAGCAATCTCCTCTTCTAACTCTGCATACTGCAAACCTCCTTGATAATCTACTGGACTATAGTAATAGAATCCAGCTCTATAAGGCTTTACACAGTATATCTCTATTTCATCACTAGATGTACCAAAAGCACTAAATCTTTCTGGCTCTTCACTAGGTTTTTTATCTTGCCAGTCAGACATATAATAGTAAGAATCTATCTCACCTTCTTCATTTGCCTTTCCTACTCTAAGAGTTTCTATAGGAAAATGAGCAACCTCTACTATTTTAGTGTGATTAGAGTTATAAATAACTTGCATAGCACACTGTCCCATAAGTTTTAGATCATAACATAACTTTCTTACACAAGAGTCCTTTAATAAAGACTTCATTTGTGCATACTCATTAGGTTTTTTACTACTATCTGTAGCATCTACTCCTTTTCCAAAGATTAACTGACTAATTCCGTTTATTGCAGCATTATTTGTTGCTGATCCATTGTAGCGATCTATCAAATACTGATAGTAGTCATTATCATCTCCATATGCTACCCAATCTTTGTTTTTAAATTCTTTAATCTCTGGAGTAGTATAGGTGCTTAGGTTTACTATTTTTATACTCATATTATTATATAATCGTTATCGTAACTATTTTCTGTAGTATACTCATTTTCATTTATAGTGTAGTAATCATTATTAGATTGATTTATAGTTTGATCAGTGCAGAATAATTTATCTTTATAAACTACAGATCCAGAAATCAATACATCCATATTGTAAAACACATCTTTTGTTAATGTACCAAACACAGCATCAAAGCTCATATAATCTCGAACTGTAGAAGCTGTAGCTGTTACACTTACTACTGCTTTAGTACTTTCATTAGTAAGCCTTACAGTAACTTGACCATCTACATATTGTCTAGGAATTACTTTAAAAGTCTTAGTCCCACTTGTTCCTATAATCTTCATACTAATATAACGTACTAAAACTAAATTTTGTAATATAAAAAAAGGGATACCTTAAAGATACCCCTTTCCTATATAAAACTAACTAAAAATTACGGATTTATTTGTGTAGTACTAATTTCTGCTTCAAATGCAGTTGCATCCACAAAATAAGCTGGTAAAGTTTCTTGAGCAGCCATTGTTAAAGTGAATCCACTTAAGTCTGCCATTCCAGCTCCAGTAACAATAGTACCTCCAGAGCAATCTGCTCCGTGAGAAGCACCTACCATAAGGTAATTACCATTATAATCTTTTACTACAATGTGAGGTCTAGCCTTAACTATAAGGATTAGTTCCTCTTGTGTAGCTTTATCTAATTTAGTCAAAGTCAGATTTAGAGTCTGCTCATAAAAAGCAGTCCCATTCTCTCTAGATGCTGTGATAGTTTGTTCTAAGCTAGAGTTTCCTTTTACATCAAACTCAAAGAAGTCTGGAGTTCCAGCAAAAGCAGTAACTTCTCCAGAAGTAACTGTTAATGCACCCATAGTTCCAAAGTCCGCAAAGTAAACCGCTTGAATACCACCAACGCTATCCTTACAAGGTACTGTTCGACCAGTTGTTAAATTACAAGCCATATTTATTTTTTTAAAGAAAAAGGGTAGGTAAGACTATTCCAACCCACCCTCTTAATATGTTAAACTATTTTTTATTATGCTAAAGTAAGCAATGTACAGTCAGATCCAATTCCGTATTGGATTCCACTTGTGAATCGCATTACAACTCTAACATTCTGATCTCCTAATACTGCAGAAGTGTCAATTAACTTAACTTCGTTGTGGTCAGATAATAAACCAGTACCGAAATATAAGTTAGAAGCCTCAGCAGCTACAATGTGGTCAGATGGCATACCTGGACAGTGCTGAATTTTGATTCCTTCAAAAGCTAAAGCATTACCCATATTATACCACTGTGATCCTTTATTGTCTGTACCAGCAGCTCCTAATCCAGAAGCACCAAATCCACCTAAAGCTCTTACATATGCTTGTAAAGCTACAGTAGGTACATATAAAGTTAAATCTTCTTTACCATATACAGCAGAAGGAATAGCATCTACTACATTTCCAAATAATGTTACGATATTAGCAGAAGTGAAAGCAGTTTCAGATCCGTTTGAAGCATCATTTACTGTTCCATCAGCAGCCATAAGCACTGTGAATCCATCAAACTCTCCAGCGTTTCCATTTACTCCACCCCAGATGTTTTGCTCAGTTTTCTCAGCAACTTTAGCAGCAACTTGTCCGATTAAGTAATCAGAGAAAGCTGGAGGAAGGTTATCAAATGTACTCATACCCATAGAAATAGCTTCCCAATCGCTTCTGTAATCTTTCTTACATAACTGTAGGTTTACTTGAAATTCTTCTGGTTGTAGTATTCTTTCTGTAAGAGTTAAAGTATCAGCATCAAAATCGAAATCACAAGTAGCATTAGCGATAATACTTCCTACGTCTAATTTTTTAACTACCTCTTTGTACTTTACATTAGGCTTAACAGTGATAGCTCCATCATTTAAAGTCTTACCACTCAATAATGCTGCAGAGATGTACTTTCCAGCAAATTCTCCAGCATAACTAGTTGAAATCGGATCAGTCATTGAATTGTCTGCATCCGCAAAATTAAATCTTTTTTTCATTTTATTATTATTTGTTTAATTGTCTTAATACTCTATCTAGAGTAGTTTCTTTTCTGTTTTGTGAGAATTTAATCTCTTGTCTTTTAGAGGCTTTTCTTTCTGGAGAGTGGTTGAACTTTTTGCTCATTTCTTCTTTCTTCTCCTCTTTTTTCTTTTCCTCTTCTTCTTCTTTTTTCTCGTAAGAATCTTCAAACTTCTTTTTAAGTTTTTTCAATTCTTCTTTTACCTCCTCTAAAGCTGGTGCTACCACCTCTACTACTGCTTCTACAATAGCTTCTACTTCTGGAGCTACTTCTTCTGGTACTTCAGTTTCGATAACTTCTTCTTCAGCTTCTACTGCTACTGGCTCTTCTGCTGGAGCTTCTGATTCTCCGATAGAAGCAATTACCCCTTCTTCCTCTACAATTAAAGAACGACCATCCTCTAATTTGTATTCTCCGATAGGTAAAGCTACTCGCTCATCATCAGTAACAATAAAAACAGACTGACCAGCCTCAAAAGACTCAGCCTCGATAACTGTACCATTGTCTAAAGTCTGCTGTGCTAATTTTACACTAGCATTCAATAGAGCTTTAATCTTAGATAACATCTCTGTCGTTTTCATATATTTATTATTTATTAATTAACTAAAATCTGACAAGCCAAATCTATCATTAGCTTGTGTTAACAATTCTTTATAAGCTGATTTAAATTCAGAGTCTACACTTTCAGCGACACTTAATATATTTTTTATCTCATCATAGTCTCTAATTAATTCTGATGGATTTATACCTAAATCATTAGCTTTTTCTTCTAAAGTTTCTATTTTAGATCTCATATCTGTATAAGCCTCTTCAAAACTATATGCAGCACCATTAATTACATAGTTGTCAACTGCTATAGATAGTTCACTATTAAATTCCATAATTTTATCTATCCACTCTCTCATAAATTCTACACCATAAGAAGCCTCAGTATAAGATTGCTCTAACCATCCAAACTCATTATCAATTTCATCTACTACAGATAATTCTACTTTTTTCTTAGTCATTCCCTTAGCAATTCTGCTAAATACTGTTTTTTTAGTGTTCATTTTTATCTATTTAATTCGTTTGCTAATTCGTATAACTCGTATAATTCGTTTTGTAGACCTACTACATCAGTAGCAGTATTTTCTGCTTCTGTAAATTTTTCCTGTCCTAATCTGTATGCTTCGCTTTGATCTGCATCTATACCTAAATCACTAGCCATACCTTCAAAAGAACTTAAAGCTTGTTCTAGTCTATCTCTATTGTCAATGTAGCCTTGTAGTTTTTCTTCTAAAGAATCAAAGTTAGATATAAAAGAATTTGCTGCATCTCTAGCTTGAGATATAATACTTTTTAACTCAGATTCATTATTTCTTAAATCGCTTAAACCAGAATCTAATTCTGTAGCATTTAGACCATCTATTGCAGATTGAATGTCATCAGAAGCTGAAAGCTCTGACTTAAACTGCTTACCAAATAATCTACTAAATACTGTGTTTCTAGTACTCATATTATATAATTCTATTTGCAGATATATCTAAAGCCTCTTCTATATTTGCTTTATTATCTTTATATGTATTTAATTCTTGATATATAATACCTATCAAACCATCAGCATAGTTATAAGCTTCTAATTGTCTAGGATCTATACCTAATTCATCAGCTAAAGTTTCATATTCACTCATTTTACTATTAAGTTCTTTCTCTTTAGCCTCTAATTCAGAATACCAATTTTCTATTACTTCAAATTCATTATAATATTTTTCTGCAATAGTGTTTAAAGTATTATAAGCATCAATAACTAACTTACTATCCATTATAGCAGTATTTAGATCTATTGTATCACTGTAAGTTTC